CCCCCCCGCACCAGCTGCACCCATAATAATAATATTAATAACAATACTAATAAAACAGAGAGAGAGCGCCCTCCAAAGCGGGCGTCACTCTCTGTTGATTTCATTCCAAACGACGAAACAAAAGAGCTTTTCATGAACACAGCCAGGCTGTGTGAAATTGATCCTAACGAGTTGTACCTAAAATTTGAAAATATAAATAAATCCAGTGGGAAGATAAGCGCAGACTGGAACGCAGAGCTTCAAAACTTTTTACTTCGAGAAAAGCCATCTTCCAAAAAGCGTCTTCCAAGCGAAACGAGAGAAGTTCGCTCGACTGTGCCAGAATGGGGTCCAGGACACCCCAGCTATGATTCAATGTATGGTACACAGACTCAGTAAGGAATTTTATATTCACATCATTGGCAGGGAGTCGATGAGATGGACAAGGCACAAAGGGATCGTTTGTTATTAATGGGGGAAGAGGAAGCGTCAAAGCTGCCGAGAGAGGACTGGTACGACCGTATTAGGTTATTACGCCAAAGAATAGCCTACGAGACGTTGAATTCGCTTAAGGGGCTGGTCGCAACCCCTCCTCCTACTAAAAAGGCGCCACGGGCTTCTAATAACGTTATAAGCATGTACAAAAATTGGGTAAGAGATTAAGATAATCTAACAATCCACGGAAGGAATGTTATACATGGAACATTTTGAAAACGAATGGCATCGTCGCGGCAAGAAATACAAAGCCAATACGCTTGCCGCCCTTAAACAACTATACGGGAATCAAAACAATGACAAGGATTGTCAGCTTTGCCAAACCAAAAAAACGGAGCAACCCCGAGAGACAGGAGCAAATCAAGTTTGTGACTTGGCTGAAGAAACAAAACTTCAGGGTTCATCATAGCCCAAATGGCGGAAGACGCTCTCTAAATGAGGGCTATCTGTTTAAAATGATGGGCGTATCTAAGGGGTTTCCTGACGTATTTGTTTGTCTCAGAACGCCTGTATATACATCGTTTTATATTGAAATGAAGCCAATAAAAGGTGGAAAAGTCGAGCCGGAACAGGCACAATGGCTGCAATGTTTGCGTGAGCAGGGAGCTTACGCGGAAGTCGCAAATGGATTTGAAGAAGCAAAGAAAATGTTTACTTTCTACCTCTCTACTCTTCCAACCACCGCATAGATTTCATCAATATTCGTCTCTTGATCCTCTTAAAACGGGATCAATTTTTGACAAGCCCTCTCACTCAGGGCTTTTTTTTATCATATTGTTAAGGATAACAAAATGTTAGTTTCACGTTGCTGTAAGTCTACCCTGTGGGTCTTTAGCGGTAATGAATCCAATTCATTTTACGTCTGTGATGATTGTCAACGAGCCTGTGATACACTATGGTTATCAAAATTGATTACGGATAATCAACATTATGATGCCAGAAATAAAAGCAAAGCTTCGGCGTTCCTTGATTAAACATGAATCTTACGAAAAATACCCCTATACTGACACAGTTGGAAAAATAACCATTGGAATTGGATACAATCTGACCGATAGAGGGTTGCCCGATGAATGGATACTTGCCCAATATGAAGCAGATGTAGATTATTTCCAAAGTCAATTATTTGCATTTCCGTGGTATGAACAATTAACACCCGATCGTCAAATAGTGTTGATAGACATGGCTTTTATGGGGTGGAAAAAGTTCTTAACATTTAACAAAATGCTTAACGCACTATTAACACATGACTACAAGCAAGCCGCTTTTGAGATGCTAAATTCCAAATGGGCAGAACAAGTCAAGGGTCGTGCGACAGCTTTGGCGCATGGTATGTTGACGGGCGAATATAATATCTAAAACCACGGAGGGTTATTCCGAGGGTTTAATGATTAAATTTGAGAATAAAGTCAATGGTCGGTTCTATTATATTTTCATTGAAAAAGACATGGTACACGATTGTGTTTTGCGTATTTTATACGGCGGTGTCAATGTTTCTCGCGCTCGCAATCTTATGTATGGCGACATACAAACTTTGCGACAGGAAATTGAACGCCTTACAAAAAAGAGATTAAGTCGTGGATATTCTCTCGTGACTTAATGTATTATTAAATCATTCTCACAAATGGACTTGTGAACATGAAACAGGGAAGGCCGTCAAGTTACACACTTGAAATCGGGATCGAGATTTGTGATAAAATCGCAAGTTGCTCGACCGGAATAAAAAAACTCTGCAAGCAATTTCCTCATTGGCCATGCCATGAAACAATCTATAAATGGTTGAGAGATAATAAAGACTTTGCTGACCTCTACGCGATTTCTAAGCGCGATCAGGTTCGCGCGCTCGTCGATGAAATACTCGAAATATCTGATGATTCATCACAAGATGAAATGATCACAGACAAAGGAAAATCCGTTCAAAACTCTGAATACATTAATCGCTCACGCCTGCGTGTTGATACGCGCAAATGGATTGCAGCCAAACTCGTCCCACGATTGTACGGTGATAACTTGCTTGCGCGTGAATTGGCTGATGAGATAGCAGAATTTAAAAAGGAATTGGAATCGAAGGGAGTAGGCACGGATGGCAAACAAATGGATAAAGAAAGCGATTAAACATCCAGGTGCATTACACACGGAACTGGGTGTAAAACAAGGTGAGAAGATTCCGTCAAAGAAGCTGGAGAAAGCTACTCACTCAAAAAATAAGACGCTTGCTAAACGTGCTAATCTTGCTAAAACGTTAAGCGGTCTACGTAAATGATTCACTGGATTAAATGCTATTTGTTTGGGAAGCACAAGTTTCATGTTCATTTAGAAAAATGCGGAAAAAAAGTTGATGTTTCGCTCATTTGTTTAAGATGTAATTTTAATATGGGGGCATTAGTTAAGTTTATTCAGCCTTCCAAGTTAAAGCCTGGTATGAAATACAAGCATTTAATGATTGTGAAATAACTATCAAAAGGGTATTGATATGAAAGAAGAAAATGGCTCACAGGATGTGGGCGCAACTGCATTTGATTATCCGAATTCTCAGCATCCAGACTACACAAACCACATTCATTATGGCCCGCAATTTGTGCCGCACCCGACAAACAGTGCTGCGAAAGTTGTTCGCCCTGATGAAGTAATGAGGCAAGTGATAGAAGGTAAATAACACATGCAGTGTTCGGGATGTAAATACCCTGACTCGCATGTTGTTTATACTAGACATGATGAAATGCGAGATGAAACTATCAGACGTCGTGAGTGTTTGCGTTGTGGATTGCGCTTTACTACACGTGAGCAATTGAAAACGCCGCGCCCTCGAATCGATGATCGGTTTCCGATGGGACATAAACCATGACGTCACTTGCAGAATGCCGTCAAGATTTTTACGCGCTTCGTCATGCTATTAAGCGACAGGATGTCCAACATATTCAATTTAACAAGGATGAAACGTTAATCTATGCAAGCGATAAAACACGAGTTTATGTACCGAATCCAACTGGCAAGCTTTTTCATGATGATAATACTTTTGTTCAGCTCGTTATGGGGCCTTATGGTTCAGGTAAGTCTACACTCTGCATTAACAAGATTGTTGACACTTCCTGCCGAATGCCCAAATGGCACGCTGGTCGGAGAAGAGCAAAGTGGCTCATCATACGAAACACAAGTGGAGAGTTACAATCAACCACCCTCCAAACGTGGTTACAATGGTTTGGTGATCTCGGCGTCATTAAAAAGCGACAAAAGCCATTACTCACCTACGAACACACGTTCAATGACGGCCACGGAATTATAGAACTTGAATTGGTATTCATTGCACTGGATCGTGATGAAGACATACGAAAACTTAAATCAATTGAGGCAACGGGTGCGTACATTAATGAATTGTCTGAAGTGCCGCAAGCTGTTCTCCACCATCTTATTGGTCGTGTTAATCACCGGTATCCTTCACACGCATTTTGTAGCGAGCCTTATTGGAGTGGCATTATCGCTGATACTAATCCACCTGACGAAGATCACTGGATCAACAAAGATTTCGAGTTAAATCCCACACCGAACTATAAAATATTTCATCAGCCTTCAGGATTAATTCAAAATGGAGACGGAAGTTTTGCAAAAGACAAAATCGGCAACTACATTGCTAACCCAGATTGTGACAACTACGCGAATTTATCGCCGGACTATTATGTTAAATTGGCTGAGAAGCGCACAGAAGGATTTATTAAAGTTTATTGCGGCGGAAAGTACGGAATTGTTGAGTCTGGTAAGCGTGTATATCCTGAATATAATGATGATATTCATTCTGTCCCCCGACTCGATGCTATACAGGGTCTTCCTATTCATCTCGGCTGGGATTTCGGCCTTACTCCTGCTTGTATCGTGTTTCAGATTAGCCCACGCGGTCAGGCGCGAATCTTAAAAGAATATGTTGCGGTTGATATGGGTATTAGGACATTTGCCAAGAACGTTGTGCTGCCTGATTTACCCGTGTCATTTCCTTATAACAAGATTGGTGAATCAGAAGCTGATCCGTCAGGGGCTGCGGGTGATACCATTATGGAAGAGCTAAGTTGTATTGGCGAGCTTAATTCTCTTGGAATTAAAACAAATGGTGCAAGTACAAATGATCCTGATGTTCGAATATCAAGTGTTCGATATTTTTTAAACACGATGATTGATGGACAACCGGCATACGTATTGTCTCGTGAAGGTGCGCCGATGTTGCGTAAGGGATTCATTAATGGATATGTATTCAAACGCATGAGTATTACGGGGGATGAGCGTTATCAAGATAAGCCGAATAAAAATAAATATTCTCATCCGCATGATGCGCAACATTATGGATTGATGAAGTTTGCATCCGACAGGATAATTGAAAACAAGCGACCCGAAAAGAGTACGGTGGATATGCATAATCCAGTTTTTAGGTGGCAGAATTAGGAGGAAATTATAAATGTCATGGACGATTAACGACTCACACAGATGGGTTGATGTACCACATACAAGATACGAACGCCTTAGAGAATTGCGTGTTCGTGAATGCAGACAGACAGCAATGGTCATTACGTTCAGATACCAGAATATTGACACGGGAAAATATGATATAGATAAGATTAAAACGATATCAAGCCTTTCTCTCGCAAGTGAGATGAGTGAAACAGAGTTTGTTGGTATCGGCAGAAATAAACGCCTGGATTATGGCGAGGAAAGAAATATATCATATATAGAAGATGGTGCAAGACGAATTACCATACCGCCATTTGTTCCGAAGGATGATGATTTTGAAGAAGAAAAACCCTCCAGAAGCTTTAAAGTAATAACAACGATGTCTAAAAACACATGGATACCAAAATGACATTTGAAAAATGGTTAAAGAAACAAAAGAAAAGAGATGATCGGATAGGTGATATATCCAGAGATTTTATTGACAGTAATGTTTCTACTATCAAAGAATCTTTTAATAAACATTCTCCTTGCGAGGATGCAGTTGATTCATTTGTTGAAGCAGTAGAAGAGTGGAAAAAATATGTCTGTCCACTTTTAATAACTTATCAAGATGAAGAAGAGGATTTTTAATGCCAACATATGATGAAATCAAGGAAGCTGTCGATTTCATGGATTCTATTCCATTAACATCCGAAGATAGAATTAGAATCGAGGTCGAAAAGGCTGCGAAAAAGTCCATGGAAAAATATGCGTATGCATTAAAAAATTTGGCTGATAGGTGATAACAATGATTAATGAACTGGAAAGATTGAGTAGTTTTTTATATGGCGCTTACTTGGTAAGTGATAGCGCATCTGCATGTGAAGCTTTTAAAGAAGCTCGGGATCAGGTTTCGGAAATGATTAAAGATTACCATTTGAGTAAAATGGAAATTCAGGGGGAATAAGTAATGAACGAAACTGAAAATCGAAAAGAAGTGCTGGCCAATGACAAAGACATTGCACGCCAAGTGCCGTTGATCCTGACTGATCGAACAGGCGTTCTGAAACCGCAAGAATTGCGTAATGAAGAATTATTTTATAGGGCGATTGGACGATGAGCGGATGCAAACATGGTTACAAGAAAAATGGTGATTACTGCCAATGGGAAAGACAAGTGGATAAAAAGACTGTAAATGTGGGAAATTACCTGTCTTGTTGTACTCTATGTGGTGATATCAAGGAAAGTGAGCCAGAGGAAATATAATGGGCGACTATTTTAAAGATGGGGAAATGACAAGCATTAAATCCGACCTGATTATTATAAAGGAAAGATTGAATGCTAACGAGAGAATCAAGTTCGTCTCCCCTGAGATGATTCACACTATGCGTCAAACAATAGAGACGTGGCAAGATGCTTGTAAGGTTCAAATTAATTTACTGATGAAGTGTAATCAGGATTTGGAAACAAGAATCAAACAACTAGAAAATGCTTATGAGGCAGATGCTTCTGTCGCACGGGATATTATTTTTGATGGGGCAAGAAGAGCCGAAAACATTTTCAGTCTTCATATAAGGCTATCAGAACTCGAAAAATGGACGCGCAAAGAGGAAGATGATGTTAATGAAAGAATGAAAAAACTTGAACATTACATTTATGGGGAAGGTGACATATCAGCTCTTATTGGTCAGGTAGATAATCTGAACAAAAACTGGGGGCATGTGAGTCATCAGGTCGATAGACTGGAGACAGAAATAAATACGGTTCGTGCGTTAGGTTCCAGAGCCTATCATCCAAAGAAACCGCACGAGTGTCCCATCTGTTTGGGAGACGGAAATATTTATAAACATGACCTTCCTACTATGCATGATAAACTTTTTGGATGGCAAACAGATCAGATGGGAATGGCTTATAAAACATGTGGAACATGCGAAGGAAAAGGAATTGTATGGGGCTGATAACACCAGAACAATTAAAAAAGGAACGATCTGAGTTTTACAAGATAGGGTATAAGACAGGGCATTTCAATCTTGTAATGTTTTTGAAAGAGAATATGCAAAAAGAAGAGTTTGATCTTTATAGAGATAAAATACAGAATCATTTTGATAAATATCCTAATTTCATGGATTTTTTAAAGGACGAAGATCATGCCGCTGATAAAAGGTGAGAAGGCGAAAAGTAAGAAAGGGTTTAGCGAAAACGTGAAGCGCGAAATGGATGCGGGCAAGCCACAGAAGCAGGCTGTAGCCATTGCATATTCAGAATCTCGCGGTAAAAAGGGAAAGAAGAAAAAATAGGAAATTATTTTTTATGGGAATAATAAAGAAAATTAGATACATGCTCAAAAATCAATATAGAGCATGTCAAATTTGTAATACTACGCCTCATAAGCGTTTAGTTATTGATGGATACCCGCCTAACTGTCGAATGGAAGATGGTTTTTATTCAGACAGTGCAGGGAAGATTTCAATTCCTTGCCCAGCGTGTAAAGGAACTGGATTAATTTGGGGAAATATTTATTAAACGGAAATAACTTTTTAACTATAAGGAGAGCGTTATGAGCATCAACACATTTACCATCAATTTTCCAGGTCAAAACAATACTGTCACACCGCGTATCGGGCATTTATATGCACCGAACGACACACTGGCAACCATTGCAGGCGCTGGATATCTTGATAATTACATCAAGAGCCAGGGCTTTAGCGTATTGGCTACTGATTTGATTGCGGCTGTGGGTTCGGATGGAACGCAATGGTACAAACCTACTTTTACCGGTACATCTTGCCAATTAACAGTATTGCCGTAGCCTATGATGCAATATCGATGTAAAAAACATGGTTTTCTTGAAGCGCATGAAAGAGCCATGTGGAGCAAAAACGCGTTTGTTGGAAGATGGTGTATTCATTGTATGAATGATGCAATGGATACACTTTGTGGAAAATTGGAACTCATAGAAGTTATCGAAGAGCCTATTGGAGAAACTTAACAATGCAGTTTTACGACGCAGTAGATTTATTGGAACAAGGTAAATACATGGTTCGGGAAGGATGGGAACGCAAAGACGGCTATATTTGTTTGATGCCAGGAATGCCGTTACCATGGAAAATTATACCAGCACCAAACGCCCATGCAGGCGTTCATTCTCTTTCACGTGATGACATTAAATCATCGGACTGGAAAGAAGTTACTTATGCTGATTTGAATAAAGCTGATGAAGTGATTGCGGCGTAGTATAATGTGAATGGCATTCTCAGCGTGGTGTGACACGCAGTAGGTTGACGTCGGCCTATAGACATCTTACTTGTGAATAACAAGGAAATTGTCGAACTTATTGGATAAGCAATTGATGTCGTCAGCCGTTAGAATCGGCAGGATGCCTTGATTTACAACTTTCTCAGGATGAGAAGGTTAACAATGTAACACCCCATAGTTTCCACACTAATCAAGGATGATTAAAATGGAACGCGATGAGCATGATGTTAATAAAGAAAACCTGTCTCCTGACGAAATCAACGAGATGGAAGAGCGCCGCATTGACATGCTCAATGAGGCTGGAATTGATGAAGTTGAAGTCCTCCAAAAGTGTAATCAGCACTTAAAATATTGTCCGTGGTAAGGACGATATGAATTTCGTATTGCGCGATCAGTGGACGGCGGTTGAGCGCTCTGAATTCACGCGATTGTTCAAACCTGCGATGACTTTCAATAAACTTTACGATTCGACTAAAAAAGTAGTGGGAGAGCAACGTAAAAACAAACCAGACTTGATAGTAAGATCGCTAACCGGCAAGGCCACCCAAGAACAAATAAACCTACGAGCAGACCTTGTACGTACGATATCTTATCAATCCCAAAATGACCTAGTATATCAAACAGCATTTAAATCAGCCCTCATGATGGGTTTCGGTGCATTCCAAGTATGCCTTGATTATGAATCGCCGCGTAGTTTCAACAAGATCATAAAGTACGACATTATTCCTGATGCGACAAGTTGTTCATGGGATCCAACCGCATTAAAACCACATAAAGGTGATGGGAACTTCTGTTCACGTCGATTTGTATTTACCCGCGATGAATTCTTTGCGACCTATCCATACGTACTAAATCCAGTTTCCTATATTGATCCTTATATGCTATTGGATTTTCAATGGACGACACGCGACACTATTATTGTCTGTGATGAGTTTGTAAAAGAATGGTATCCAGTTGTTATCAATAAAATTAAAGCGGGCAATGAATTTAAGGTATTGGACAATGCACAGTGGGAAGAAGAACAGGAAGCATATCAAAAGAAGTTGGATATCGCTGG